ATCATCACCATAAGATTTCTTCTTGACCTTGTACAAATATTCAATTTCATCATTCAATTTTTTAACATAATCCTCTGATGAACTGTGCTTGTACCCCAATGATGTTATATCCTTTTCTTTATCATTGATCGTATCTTGAAATAATTCAATAGCTGCCAACTTACCAGATAAATTACTCAAATGATCATCTAATTCTTTTAAACCATTCTCTTTTGAATCCTTGACTGATTCTCTATCATGTAATATTTCAACTCTGTGATCTTCTTCAATATCTTGCTTACACACGGGGCAATTAGCATTATTCACAAAGAAATCTATATCCAATCTAATCTTCCCTATCATTGATTCTATGCTAATTTTTATTTGCCGCAATTTATCTATCTCTGATGATAAATTATCTTTATCTTTAACATTCTTAGATAAAGATTTAATTTCAGCCTGTAATGCCATTACCTGTAGATCAATATCAGCCATTTCTTGATTTGTAGTCTCAATCAATTTCTTAATATCTACTATCTTATCAGAATTTATCTCTTTAACTTCTTGTATATACTTTCGTTGGACATCAATCTTTTCTAAATTCAGATTCAATATTTGATTATTATCAGATATATTGATTTTGTTCTCAGAGTATCTTTCTTTCAGTATTTGATTCATAATAGAGAAGATTTGAATGTCTAACAAATCTTCTATTACTTCACGCCTATGCGCAGCTGGCAATTTCATAAAAGGTAGGAAAGAGCTAGAACCAAGAAGGATTATTTGTGTAAAGCTCTTGAATGTCAATTTAAGAATCTGTTTCTCTAACCTTTCCTGATAATCCTTAGCCTTTGAATCTTGATTGATTAATTCACCGTCTACATAAATCTCAAAAACGGTAGGTTTAATTCCACGTCGAACCAAATAATTTTTACTTCCAATTTTAAACTCAATTTCTACTAGGCATGCTTTATTATTGACAGAGTTTATTATCTGATTCTTATTGATTTTACGAAATGGCTTAGAAAATAATCCATAAGTCAATGCATCTAAAAATGTAGACTTGCCTGAACCATTTTCCCCTATAACCAATGTAGTAGCATGGCCATTGAGAGCCAATTCAGTAAAATTATTTCCTGTACTGAGGAAATTCTTCCATCTTATTTTTTCAAATTCTATCATAAAATTTCAACTGCTTCTGAGTACAACTCCCTTAGTAACCCATCCAATACAGTTTTGTCCAAATCCACATTTAGATTAGAAACATATTTAGATAGTATGGTCAATGTATCTTCTGCTTCTGTGACTTCTTCATCTTCAGCTAAAAATATTTCAGTTTCATCCAAGATATTAGCACTGCTTGGATTGACAGAATACAACTTATCCAAAAAATTATCAAACAAATAGCTATCTGGCTTTTCTTTGACTACAACTTTTACATAGCTATCCTTATACTTTTCAAAATCAAAACTATCAATGTCATACCAAACATCTTCATCGTATACAATTTTATGGAACAATTGGTATGGATTTTCAATAAATTCTAATGTACGAGTGTCTGTATCAAAGATATAAAATCCCTTTTCACAATCATAATCACTCCACATCAGCTGATAAGGGGTGCCAAGATATTCTACATTATCAGCTGAACTTTTATAATGAAAATGACCACTGTAAACTGTATCAAATTTATTAAATATATCTCTTTTCAATCCAACCATAGAATGAATCCCTTTTTGTAGCAAATATCCTCTGATCTCCAAGTGACCCATCAATACCTGAGCATCAGATTCTTCTATCCCATCCATTGATTCTTCGTAGTTCTCTGAACAAATCCATGGCACAAAACATACTTTAAGGCCATCAAACTCAGTAGTAATAACATCTTCGTATGACCAGATGAAAGGGGCTTCCCCATACAACTCATTTATAGCATTAATCTGATTTGTGTTTTTATAGTAGACATCATGATTGCCAACTATTATATGTGTAGTAATCTTTCTGTCAAAAGCTGGTTGAATAAAACTCTTACGTAAATTATTCAGGGTTAAAAAATTAATTGTTTTCCGTCTATCAACTAGATCCCCTAGATGTATAATAGTTTTAATATCATGATCGTCTATATATGGGAAAAATACATCAGAAAAAAATTTATTTAAATATTTTTGAAAGGTTTGGTTATCATTTTTAATACCAAAATGTGTATCAGTCAATAATGCTATTTTCATTCTATAAATTTTTCTAAACTATTTTTAATAGTTCTTAATTGTTTTCGTTCTTCTATTTTTCGTTCAAAATCGTCAATCAAATCATCATCGTAATAAACTTTGATACTTGGATCAACTATATGCTCATAATTAGAAGTAAGTTTATTTTTGATGTAAGATTGCTTCTTTTCTTTTTCAATCCTTCTCAAAAATGCATAATAGATAATTTGTGTAAAATAAGAAAATGGATTTTTAGATTTCTCTCCATTAAAATTTAGACAGTAGCGTAAACAATTCTCTACACCATCCAAAATCATTTCTTCTTTGTAAGTATAATTAATAAAATTTGGCCTGTATGATAAGCCATTAGCTATTTCTAAAAAACATTTTGCAATATATTCTGGAACTGGCGGTTGCCCCTCGCTTTCAGCCACTAATTCCTTATATTCTATCATCTCTTTATAGAATTTTTTATTATCAACATAGTTGTTTTTCCCCATAATATTTCCCCTTAAACTTCTATCATGTTTGTACTTTTAAGTACTTCATAGTCCATTTCAAATCCAGTAACAGAAAATCCATCATAAGTTTTTCTAATTCGTATTTCATTAGCAATGATATCAACTATATTTCTTGAATCTGTTCCAATATCTGCATCAACTTTCAACTCAAAAACTAATTTTACCTTTAATGAGTTCATTTTCAATTCCATATCCAACCTCTTTTCAGGCTCCAGTAACAAATACCAAGTTCACCTGATATAAGTAAATGACTAATCATCAACATGGCCAATGTAGAAACAATGGAAAAAATAATTATCTGAACAATCTCTGCTAATATCACCCTAGTCACAATAAGGGAAATATTTCTATGGTAATTTAATAATTTACTTATCATATTCTTTTCCTTTACCCCATATTATACCATATTTGACCATCCAATGTCAAGGCTAAATTTAGCCTTGACAAACGCTAGCTGGATATGGTATAATATGCATGTCTTTAAAGCAAAAGATTATATATCAAAGTCAAATATGCTATATGTAAACTTTTCGCTATCATAGATCCTTAATCTTTCCAAAAAATGTCTGTACGTATAATTCATCTTTTTCTTTAACGTTAAATCATCAGCTATGTCAAAAAGATTTGCTGATATTTTATTATCAGTTCTTCTTAAAGCCCTACCTATAGATTGTAGATTTCTTATCCTAGATTTCGACGGACTAGCAAATACAACGTTATGCAAATTACGAATATTAACGCCGGTAGAATAAGTTCCATAGCTAGCCACAATAATTGAATCATTCTTTTTTTCAGTTGCCAACCTAATAACTTCTCTATCAGCTGCAGAAATCTTTCCATGTATGAAACTCACATCCTTTCCTGATTGCTTAAGCATTTCAAATAATGCTTCACCATGTTTCTCGACCATTTGAAACAGTAGCAATGTATTACCCTTTAAGGTACTAACCATATCTACAATGAATTGATTTCTTTTTTCTGATAGTATTAAAAAATTTAATTCATCTCTGTATTCCAAATGGCTGACTAATTCTTTTTCTTCATCTAAATATTTTAAAACTATACAATGAATTTTTAAATCTGATAAAGTTTTATTATCAATCAATTTTTTAGTAGTAGTAACTTTATAGACAGAACCGAATAGTCCTTCCAATACATACTGATGCACTTTAGATCCATCCAATGTACCAGTGGTTCCTACCCTGTATACACAATTAGTACAATTTTCCAATATTCTTTTTAAGCTGCTAGCTTTATGCAAATGAGCTTCATCACCTACTACCATATCAAAATCTTTAAAAAATGATTTATCCATTCTAAACAATGATTGCCATGTTGAAATTAAAATAGGCTTATCTGTATCTTTTTCTTTACCAGAATATAAAATGTGGCAATTCTTTTCAGCATCCCATCCATTGTAAGTTGAATATTCTATAAAATCCTTATACATTTGTTCTACTAAAGAGGTGGTAGGAACTATAATTAAAGTTCTCTTGTCCTTTAAATATCTAGCTAATGCATAAATGATTAAAGATTTACCAGATGCAGTTGGTGATAGCAAGATGCATCTTTTATTATTCAAAGTATGCAACACTGCAGCTAATTGATAATCTCTGAATTCTATTTTCTTATTGTTGGAGCATACGTTAAGAGAGGATAAGAAAGATTTAATGTCATCAGAATCAGGAAAGTCTGGTTTGAAATCATTTAAATTTTCAATATCATAATTTCTTTTTACTGCCCATGCAACCATTCTGGGCAACAGTCCACGATAGATGGTTTGATTTTGGTGAGAAAATAAGCGGATTTTTCCATCCCAACTTTTATTTCTGTAGGATGGCATGAACTTGTGTCCTGGCACTTCAAAGGTAAAATATTCTGATAGTTCTTTTAAAATGCCTCTGTCAGAACCTACTTGGAGGAAAACTTCGTTCAATTTACGAAGATTTAATATATCAGACAATGCCT